ACACATAGTTAAGATGCCACTAGAAGAAACACAGATGTTGTGTACTGTGCTATGGCATCATGCACCTAGCTTTGCAGAAGAAAATGATTTGTACAAACCTGTACATCAAAAACATCCATGCACATTGTGGGCAATGGAAAACAAAAGTAATTATACTTTTGCATTTTGTTTGTTAGGTTGTATGTTAAAAGAATATACTGCACGATACAATAAGTATCATGGTGCGACTAAACATTTTGCATCCTTGTGGGATGGTAGAATGTATTTACCTGATGGTAAGATGACTGCACATCCACAATGTTTTAGTGGGCATGATGATTTGAAGACTGACGAGTTCATGCCTATAGAAGCGTATCGTAAATTTTATATTGTTGACAAATCTAAATTTGCGAGGTACAAGTATACAGAGAAACCAAAATGGATGGAGAATAATGAACTTAAAATCGCTTAATGAAAAGTACCTTTTGTCTAACGATTACAATAACTTAGCAGACAAAACTAAACATGATTATCAATACTGTTGCAACGTTATGTTGAACACAGAAGTTGACGGAAAAAAGATGTCAAGTATTTTATTGTCTGACATGACAGGTGCGACTGCACGAAGAGGATATGAGGTATGGTTGAGTAGGGGAACTTACTTAGCTAACTCAGTATGTGCAGTTGCACGTAAGATGTATTCGTTTGGAATGGAGATGGGATATGCAGAGAGCAATCCATTTTCTACTTTCAAAAGAAAAACTACTCATATAAGGAATGTTACTTGGACAAAAGAACAAGTTAGGATATTTCTTAACTACTGTTACAACGATTTCAAGTATAGAAATTTGGGATTGATAGTACAAATGGCATACGAATGGTGTCAGAGGGTAGGAGATATGAGAACGTTACAGTTTTCTAGCATAGATTTTGACAAAGGTGTGTTAAATTTGCAACAGTCAAAGAGGAGAAGTGTAGTACACCTGCCCATTTCTCTTGACTTATTAGAAATGCTTAAAGAACAGGCAAAAGATTATGACTTTCAACCCTATGTTGCACCCTATCCAACACCAATGAAGGGTGTTTACAGTCCATATGCTATGCAAAGACTATCAAAAGTAGCACGAAGAATAATAAAAGAGTCAGGATTACCTGATGATTTACGAATATCTGACCTACGTAGGACAGGAACTACCGAAATGGTAGAAGCAGGAGTGCCTATGGGTCAGATTATGTCCGTTACAGGACACGCTAACCCACAGTCGGTTAAACCTTACATGAAAAATACGTATGCTAGTGCAGAAAATGCATTGACATTACGTGATAATTACATTAAGAGTATATAATATGAATATATATAATTACATAAGTGATTTACATTTAAGTGTAGGAGAAACAAAAAGAACTAACTGTCCTAGTTGTAATGGTTATAAGACATTTACTGTAACCAACAACATGGGTAGGCTAGTTTGGAACTGTTACAAATCTTCTTGTCCTATCTCAGGAACAAAGAAGGTTAACTTATCTGTGGATGATATCAAGACTGCCAAGTCTGATGTCAAAAAAGATAGTACAGGCTTCGCCTTACCTGAGTATGTAGTACATCACAATCATAGACGAGAGGTCATGGACTTTTGTGAGTTATGGAATCTAGAATATGATAAGTTGGAGTTGTACTACGACATAAAAGAAAGGAGAGTTGTATTTCCTGTCAAGAAAGACGGACTGATTGTAGATGCAGTTGGTCGGTCTGTGGGATTTCGTCTGCCCAAATGGAAACGATATGGAAATAGTGACTTGCCTTTCTCATATGGATGTGGTAAGGTGGCTGTAGTTGTTGAGGATTGTGTAAGTGCATCTGTTGTAGGCAATGGTGTTTATGTAGGGGTAGCTGTGTTGGGAACATCATTAAGCGATTCACACAAGAGATACCTATCACAATTCTCAACTGCTATCATAGCCTTAGACCCTGATGCAATGCCCAAGACACTAGCCTTTGCAAAAGAGTTACGAGGATATGTCAATGACGTAAAAGTATTGAGACTGAAAGATGATTTGAAATATGGAGAAGACGAAGACTTAAACAACTTATATAAACTAACCCCAAAGGAGAACCAACATGGAATTATCACTACTACGTAGTTTAATGAACAAAGACTTCTATGAAGACCATAGAGGTGCTAGGTGTCCTGATAGATTGTTTAGCAAAGATGCTAGGACTATCAAGCACACCATAGATAAAGCAATGCGAAAGTATGACAGGGATGTAACACCTGACGAACTTGAAGCTCTGTTCTTGTCTAGCAATCCTGCTATGACTACTGCACAGAAGCAAGGTTACTCTGCATTGTTCAACGATATTAAAAGGCAGAAGCCTATGGGAACAGATGTAGCACAGGATGTGTTATCTAAGTTGTTCCAACAAGTTATTGGGGAAGACGTAGCTAATCTTGGCTTCGACTTTGTCAATGGTGTGCAGACAAGTATGAAACCTCTACGTGATTTACTAGAGAAGTACAACGATGACTTCACACCTGAGATGAGAATAGAATGGGATGATATCTCGTTTGATACTCTGATGGCTAAACAAAGTCAGCAGACTAGGTGGTCATTCAATCTACCTGAGTTAGCTAGGAAAGTAGAAGGTGTCAATGGTGGCTATCTTGTTGAGGTGGGGGCAAGACCCAACACAGGTAAGACTAGCTTCCATGCATCTCTCCTTGTAGGAGACAATGGCTTTGCTAGACAAGGTGCTAAGTGTGTTGTCTTATGTAACGAAGAATCATATGACAGAGTAGGATTTAGATATCTGACTGCATCTACAAACATGGATAAGTATCAGATAAAAGATAATCCTGCACAGGCTAGGGATAGGTACAAAATTGTGTCACCTAATCTAAAGATAAAGGATGTGACAGGCGAGGATATGTCTTGGGTGGAGAGTATGTGTAAGAGTGTTAATCCTGACGTAGTTGTGATTGACATGGGAGATAAGTTTGCACGTACTGCAGGTTATGCAAGACCTGATGAAGCACTCAAGGCAAATGCAATATATGCAAGACAGATTGCAAAACAATATGATTGTGTTATATTCTATATGTCACAACTCAATGCAGAAGCAGAGGGTAGACAGAGACTTAATCAGGCAATGATGGAAGGCTCACGTACAGGTAAGGCGGCAGAAGCCGACTTAATGATATTAATAGGACAACCTGCAAGTGTTGAAGGTATTGATGAGGAGTCAACCATGAGACATTTGAATGTTGTTAAGAACAAAATTACAGGTTGGCATGGCATGATAAACTGCAACATCAACCCACACACAGCGAGGTATAGTGCATGAAGTTAACATTAGACGTAGAAAATACAGTAACAAAGAGAGATGGCAGAATGCATCTCGACCCATACGAACCTACTAACAAGTTAGTTATGGTGGGATGTCTGACAGATATAGGTAACGAGTATCTGTTTAATATGGATTCAGGTGGCACACAGCACATAGACATACAAGATTTGCTTGACAGAGCAACAATACTTATAGGACATAACATAGCGTATGACCTGATGTGGTTATGGGAGTGTGGCTTCAAGTATGAAGGTCCTGTCTTTGACACCATGCTCACAGAGTATATATTACAGAGAGGTCTGAAAGAACCTTTACATCTCAAAGACTGTGCCGAAAGGTATGACCTAGAGACAAAGAAAGAAGATACGTTGAAGGAATACTTTGCAAAGGGTTATGCTACAGATGAGATACCTAGGGCAGAATTAAGGCAGTATTTATCTGCAGACTTACACGCTACACAGCAATTGTCTGACAGACAGTATAAGAAACTTAACTCTGTTAAGTATGCCCATCTTATGGATACAGTAATACTTACAAACAAAGTGTGTGTTACTCTAGCTAGGACACACAGGAATGGATTCAAGGTAGATGAGACTAAACTAGAGTCTGTAAGAAAAGAGTTTGAGACAGAGAAGCAAGAGATTGAGAAGCGATTATCTTCACAAGTAAGAAATATAATGGGGGATATGCCTATTAATCTTAACAGTCCTGAACAGATGTCATGGGTTATCTATAGTAGAAAGCCTAAAGACAAAGCTATGTGGGCAAATGAGTTTATTCCTCACATGGCTCATGATGACTTCAAGAGAGCAGTCAGAGATAACTCTGATATTGTATATAAAACAAAAGCTATTATATGTAAGTCATGTAATGGCACAGGCAACATAAGAAAGGTAAGAAAGAATGGAACTCCTTATGCTAATACCAATAAAGACCCTGCTTGTAATGGTCTTGGTTATCATTTTCATGATGACAGAACTAAGATAGCAGGACTGAAGTTTAATGCACCAAATGCCAAGTGGGTATCTGCAAATGGGTTTGGTGTATCCAAAGGTAATCTAGATGTATTACAAGGCATGGCAAACAGGGCAGGTATGAAAGAAGCTAGTAGTTTCTTACAAGACCTCAAGAGATTGTCTGCATTAGATACATACTTGTCTTCCTTCGTTGAAGGTATCAAAGCACACGTAAAGTCTGATGGTATGTTACACGTAAGACTATTACAACATAGAACTGCTACAGGCAGATTTAGTGGAGCAGACCCTAATATGCAGAATATGCCAAGAGGTGGCACGTTTCCTGTGAAGAAGGTGTTTGTATCACGTTGGAAAGGTGGTAAGATTCTAGAAGCAGACTTTGCACAGCTAGAGTTTAGAACTGCCGCATATTTATCACAAGATAAGGTGGCTATAAATGAGATTAAAACAGGCTTTGATGTTCATGCGTACACTGCTGACATCATTACGAAATCAGGTCAGCCTACTACTAGGCAGGATGCTAAAGCACATACCTTTGCTCCGTTGTATGGTGCGACAGGGTTCGGTAGGACAAAAGCAGAAGCGAGATACTACCAAGACTTCACCAAGAAGTACAAAGGAGTCGCATCATGGCATTCCAGATTGGCTAAAGAGGCTCTAGAGAAAAGAAGTATTACCACACCATCAGGCAGAGAGTTTAGTTTCCCTGATGTTGAAAGAAGAATGAATGGTTCTGTGTCTCACTTTACACAGATAAAGAACTATCCTGTGCAGAGCTTTGCGAC